CTCTCAAGAGCCAAATGAGGCTGGGGGATTCGATTTTGGATTTGGCTTTCCTTTAGGAGAAGGTTTTGGTGGAAGCGGTTTTGATTACCTTGCTCCGTTGGCAACTGTTTGGATGGGCTTTTCTCCGGTTGGATATAAAGGAACTGGTCAAAAATATATTCGAGGAAAGCAAGTCAATGAGACCGTCACACATGAGTTTATTGTTCGACCTTTGGCAGTGGCAAATCTGGGTAAAGAATTCGGTGGGGCATTTGCTGTTGGTTTTAAATCTATGCCGGATTTGGGGCCATTAAAATCTGATTATTATCTGTTCCTTCAGAAGAGTTCATCTGTTAGAGGAAGACTTTTTCGGGTTGATAGTATCGTGAATGTTAAAGAAGCAAAAGAATATCTTTCTGTTGCAGTAGAAGAGATTGAGGAGAGAGGTACAGGTTTTCCAGCATGATTGATTCAGAGGCATTGAAAGAGTTGAATAAGAAATTGGATAAGATCGGAAAGAAGTTAATGGGTGTTGTAAAAGAAATTCCTGATCCAGTTACACGAGAATTGGTGATTGGCGCTAATGATATTCGTAACACGATTATTGATTCAATGCAGAGGGGGAAAAAAACAGGCAAGAAATATCGAAGGGGGAAAAAAGAACATCAAGCATCTGCTCCCGGTGAAGCCCCTGCCGTTGATTATGGAGAGTTGCTTCGCTCAATTATGTTTGATGTACGGGAAATGGAAGTTGAAGTTGGAAATGAGGCTGGGGCTCCATATGGAAAATTTCTTGAAACAGGAACAGAAGATATAGAACCAAGACCATGGCTTGAGCCCTCTGTTGCAAAGTATAAGGAAGAAATTATCAAGTCTGTTGGTAAGGTTTCTTTTGAAACAATCAGACAACCGTTTGAGGATTTATAAATGAAGATAGGGCTGATTGTACTTAAATTAAGAGCAAACAAGACTCGTTTCGGAGATATGGTTGCGGGGGCTGCTGAACTGGCCTATGCATTGACAGGTACATTGACTAAGGAAGTTGCTTTTGTAATCCCTTTGACTGAGACGGCAAAAGCGAATGATCTTGACAGTGGCATTAGCCAGAAGATAACGGAAAAGTTTGGAGTGATTGTTGCCCTGGATAATGCAACCTCAGATAGAGATAAAACGGGGTTGACTGCTTATGATACTTTGCATGATATTCGGGCAGAGATTTTTAGTGCAATATTGGGGTGGCAAATACCAGGAACGGAAGACTTAGTTTCGTATGGTGGGGGTCGAACCATTGGCATTACACGGGCCACTTTTTGGTATCAATTTGAATTTGCGACTGTAACCCGGATTGATGATGATGACGGGGTTGATGTTGGGGCAGCGTCTTTAGATGATTTTAATACAGTCTATGCTCAGTGGATTTTAGCTCCCAGTGCTTATTTGCCGGTTGGAGGGGTACCAGTCGCAGCCTTTATGCCTGATATGACCTCGATAGTGGATTTGACAGATGATCCACGAGATGGGGCATTTGGAAGAGGGTTCGGAATCAAGTTTGAAACTTTTGATGAAAATAGAAGGAGTTAGCCATGTTAGCCATGTATGGTAAAGAATTTTTAATTCCCGTGAATGATTTAATGGTGCGTGATCCAGTAACAAAGAAGCCTTTGCCAAGAGAAGGAGCAATGAAACCAACAAGAGGCCCCTTGGGTCGTTATTGGAACAGGCGGATCAGAGACGGAAGTGTGATAATAGGAAAGTCAGTTGTTAAAAAGCAGCCGGTTCAACCTGTTATTCAAAGAAGTAGAAAAATAAATGAGAAAGAGGAGGGATAAATCATGATTTCTTTCAACAATATTCCCGACACTATAAGAACTCCAGGGGTTTATCTGGAGGTTGATAATTCAAGGGCTCTCAAAGGATTAATTCAGAATCCTCATAGGGCATTAATCATAGGTCAAAAGGCTGGTCATTCAGATACTCCAGCTGACCAACTCGGCGATGCTGATGTTGATACAGTGATGGCAATTACAAATGATAATCTTGCAGATGGATTTTTTGGAGTTGGCTCTCCTTTGGCCAGGATGTGCAATATTTTCAAGGCAAATAATCCCAATACAGAATTGCAGGCATTAGCTCTTGCAGTTTCAACAGGGGATGTTCATGCAAGTTGCGATCTTAATTTTTCTGATGCATTAAATGATACTGTTGCATCTGTTGCGGGCACATACTATTTGATGATTAATGGGCTTACATGTTATGTTGATATTGCAGTGGGTGATTCTGGAGGAGACATTGCCGAAAATTTAAAATTAATAATCAATTCAATTGATAATCTTCCTGTATGGGCGTCATTATCAACATATAATGCGGCTAGTATGGGTAGGCTTGAATTGGAAGTGATGTATTCTGGGACACTCGGAAACGAAATGGATATCCGAGCGAATTATTATCAAGGTCAGGTTTTTCCTTCTTGTTTTAGCGCGTCTGTAGAAAGAGCGAGCGCTGGTGCAGTCGGTGGGGGTTCTGTCTTATCATTTACTGACGGAACTGGAACTGTGCATCTTGATAGCGCCTGGGCATTAATTGATAACGATCAGTACCATTATATCATTCAGCCATATACTGATGCTACAAATCTGACAGCAATAGAGGGTGAGCTTGAAGATAGATTTTTGCCCTTGAATGATTTACAGGGACATGGGTTCACAATGATTCGTGATTCTCATGCTGGATTGACAACGAAGGTTGCTGCAACTGCCGCTGGTGGGGGCAGAAACTCTCCTCATAATACAATCATGGGGGCAACGGGCTCACCTAATAGCGTTGAGGAGTGGGCAGCGGCTCTTGGGGCCGTTGCTGCTTGGAATTTGAACAATGATCCGGCACGACCCCTTCATTTCTTAAAATTGAAAGATCTTTTGCCCCCTAAAATTGAAGATCGTTATTCCAGGGCAGAGAGAGATATTCATCTTTATGATGGTATTGCTACTCATATAGTGGATACTGGAGGGAATGTAGTAATTGAGCGGTGTATTACTACCTACCAGAAAACTGCCCTCAATACGCTTGACCCAAGTTATTTAGATATTCAGACTTTGGCAACGCTGGGAGAGATTCGGTATCAATATAAGGCGAGGTGCGTCAGCAGGTTTATCATTCCAAGATTTAAGTTGGCAGACGATACTTTTCCTGTTCAGCCTGGCAGCAAGGTTGCTACCCCTAAGACTGTAAAGGCAGAGACAATTGCTCTTTTCACTCTTTTAAGAGATAAAGGTTTAATTGAAAATCTTGATGATTTTATTGATAATCTGGTTGTTAGTCGAAATGACACGGATCGTAACAGAATTGATGTTCTCATTCCTTGTGATTTGATCAATCAGTTTAGAATTTTGGCCGCCAACATCCAATTTTTGCTTTAAGTATTGGGGTTTATTTGATTAAAAATTAGGGTTCAGTTTAAGCAGAAGTGAGGCAATCATTAGAAGGCCGAGCTGCTTTTGAAATAAAATTCAATTGCCTTTTGGCCTTTTTATTTTAATAAAGGAGGAAAAAAGAAAATGACGAAAATTACAGGTCGAGTAGAAGTCCTTGTGAACGGAGATCTCCTTCTCAATAAGGCGGGAGCAAAGGCAGTCGGCATTGGTATTTCTGGACAACCTAATTTTGAGTTGAAGGCCGTTCAAGGGGATACTGGCCCTCATGGTTATGTTGAGGGGCCAGTGCCTGCTCGGTGTGAAGTGACAATCACAGACCGAGATGATATTAGCCTGAGTGAGCTTGCCGCTATAATGGGCAATGGCACAGTTATTTTCCGTGCTGCTGGGGGAGGAAAAGTCTACACGATGGAAGGGGCCACATGCTTGCGCAACTTCACGGTCACTGGTGGTGAGGGAGAAACTGAGGTTGTTTTTGAATCTGGTTTCTGGACGGAGACCACTTCAGAAAGTTGATAAATAAATGGGTAGATTCAAAAGAACAATTGATATTCCATTATGTGCTTGCGGATGTGGAAAATCAGTAAAACCTAATTGGAGAGGCAAAGGTGGTTGGAATAGGTTTATTAATCATCATGCAATAAATGAGGAATACAAAAAAGACAAGGAAAGCATTTCTCCATTATGTGCATGTGGTTGTAATTGTCAAGTTGGCTGGAATTCGCCGTTAAAACAGTGGAATAAATATATTAAAGGTCATCATGTGAGAGGCTCTGGAAATCCAATGTATGGTTCGTGTCGGAAAGGGGAGTTGAATCCGTTTTATGGGAGGGGTCATGCTGTTGAGATGAAAAAGAAATTGTCTATTGCAAGTTCTGGGAATACGAATGCTAGTGGAAAATGGCCTGATGCAAGACGCAAGAAGTATGTTGGTAAAGGCAATCCTTTTTATGGAAGAAAACATACTCAAAAGACATTATTGAGAATATCATTGGTGACCTCTGGAGAAAACAATCCAAGATGGAAAGGTGGCATATCTTGTGAACCCTATTGCAAAATTTGGTTAGATGAAGAATATAAGCAATCCATCAAAGACAGAGACAATAATGAGTGTCAGAATTCTGATTGCTGGGGAAATTCAAAAAAATTAACGCTTCATCATATTGATTATGTGAAAAAGAATTGCGGATCTGAAAATCTGATAACATTATGTAATAGTTGTAATATAAGAGCAAATGGAAATAGGGAAGAATGGATAAACTTTTACCAAGAAATAATGTCTATGAAATATGGATATAATTATGGGATAGTTCAACAAGTTAGTTGATAAATAATAAAGAAAGGGAATCATGGACAATGAAAATAAAGGGATCGTGGAATTAAAGCATAGTATCCCCATCAAAAAAGCAGACGGCGGCACGGTTGAAGTTAGTCAATTGAAAATGGGTCGCTTGAAGTTGAAACATTTGCGATTGCTGCCGAAAGATTTTACTGAGAAAGAGGGCAAGGTTGCCCCTGCGGAGTTAATTCCTTTAATTGCTGGTGTCGCTGACATCCCGATTGAATCTGCTGATGAAATTGACATAGAAGATATCGAGGCGATTGTGGAGGGATTAATGAGTTTTTTGGCAGATTTCCTCCAGACTGGAAAGAAGTAGTTTGGGGGATAGCATACCTGTTTCATTTTCAACCCAGTGAGATTTGGGAAATTGATATGGACGATTTAAAGTTTTGGAGCAAAGGAACTAACCAGATTGCAAGGTGGTTAAAGAATGGCTGAAAAATACGATTTGTCAGTTGTCCTTCGGGTACTAGATCGAGCCTCTGGTCCTCTGACCAGGATAGGCACGAAGTTTCAGCAATTAACTAGACCTATTAGTGCTGCAAATAGGCGTGTGCAAGAATTGGGAAGAAGTATTCAGAAGGCTGGCAAAAGCATGGGACAGGTTGGTCGTCAAATGTCTCTGAAATTGACCCTGCCGTTGGCTATAATGGCGGGGCTTGCAACAAAAGCTTCTATTGATTTTGAAAGTGCTTTTACTGGGGTAAGGAAAACTGTTAGTGCAACAGAAGAGGAATTTAGGGTATTGAAGAAAGAATTGATGGGATTAGCAAGGGAGATCCCTATTAGCACACAGGAGATTTTCGGCATTGCTGAGGCTGCTGGTCAATTGGGTATTCAAAATAAGAATATTCAAGATTTCACAAAGGTTATGGCAGATCTTGGGGCGACAACTAATTTGTCAGCAGATGAGGCTGCTACTCAACTTGCCCGATTTGCAAATATTACAGGGATGTCTCAAGATGAATTTCAGCGATTGGGTTCTACTATTGTCGATCTCGGTAATAATATGGCTACTACTGAGGCAGAGATTGTGGAAATGGGGATGCGATTGGCAGGTGCTGGAAAGCTGGTTGGAATTTCAGTGCCGAAAATAATGGGGTTGGCGGCAGCTTTGACTTCTGTTGGTATAAGGGCTGAGGCGGGAGGTACAGCCTTTTCGCAGGTGATGCGTAAGATTGATAAGGATATTGGAAGCGGTAGTGAGAAAATGCAGGTTTTTGCTTATGTTTCTGAAATGACGGTAAAAGATTTTGAGACTCTTTGGAAAAAGGATGCCTCTGAGGCTGTTCTCAAGTTTATTGAAGGACTCGGCAGAATGCAAAAAGAAGGGGTTAATATAAATCAGGTTTTAGATAGCCTTGGAATGGAAGGTATTCGTGTTTCAGATTCGTTATTAAGGGCTTCTGGGTCTGGAAAGTTATTTCGAGATGCAATGGTGCTTGGCAATAAGGCGTGGAATGATAATATTGCGTTAACAAAAGAGGCCAATTTGAGGTATGCAACGACTGCATCTCAATTAGCGATAGCAAGAACTAAGGCTATGCAGATGGCAGCTTCTTTTGGGGTTATTTTGGCAAAGGCTCTGCTTGCCGTTGTTAAATTTCTTGAGCCTGTGATTGATTGGATGACGAAGATGGGGCCGACTGGAAAGATGATAATTATTGTTATTGGGGCTTTAGCTGCTGCAATTGGCCCTCTGTTAATTGTTCTTGGACTTATGGCAACTGGGTTTGGAGCTATAATGGCTGTTGCGACTCCTGCTTTGATTGCTTTGCTTTTGCCAATTGCCGCTGTTGTTGCTGCTGTTGCCGTAATTGGATTTGCTGTTATTCAATTGATAAGACATTGGGAGGACCTTCCTGGGCCAATTCAGAAAGTATTGAATTTTATCGGGGATATATTGGGTTTTGTCTATGAAATATTTTCTAATACAATTGGAGGCATTATTGATCTGATTAAAGGACTTGGAATTGGTCTTTTTACAGGGAATTGGGCCCCGTTAGTGGATTTCTTTTCTAATTTGTGGGAAACAATTAAAGAAGGATTCATGAATTTCTTTTCATTTTATGAAGATATAATAAAAAAGATTATAGGGTTGTTACCAGATTTCATTA